TCTCTGTGGTGCCTACACCATCTATGTTGTTCTCGGCATCGAACGCAAGCCAAAGCTGTTGATTGCCGTTGAGTATTGATGCGTACAAGAACTCCATATTCCATCTGCCGTGTGAACGCTTAATCGCTCTAGCAAGCTGCTCTCTGACATCAGGCCACAAACTGTTCAGATAGTTGGGGGGCACCATCGTTATCGTGTGTGTGATCTCTCTAGGCGCATCCTTGCGGCAAACCTTTGGCTCTCTGGATAGGTCTTTGATCTTGCTTTCATCAAACTCTAAGAGACTGTTCATGCAGGCAAAGCTCCTCCTGCCATAGCACCGAGAGGTGCAGGTTGTTTAGTGGTGCCAGTGCGCTCTTGTCGCACCCGATCCATCATACCCTCAAGCTCTTGCACACCAGCGTTGGTGTCACCGTCTCCGATGCCGGACACAACATCAGCAGGCACGATAAACTCACCTGGAGAAACCGCTACGGGCTGAGAGTCTCCAATCATCCCCTGCACTTGATCATCCATGCCACCGCCTTGACCCGTTATTACGCCCTCCTTTTGTGAGTTAGGGACAACGGATTCGAGTACCTGTGATCGCAGCATTTGGAAAGCCTCAGACCCGAACTCATCTATGAATCGGTTGATTACGGCCTCCGACTCTTCTTCTGACAATCTGCCGAGCAGAGCCATAGAAACCTGTTCTATTAGACGCATAGCTGCCTGCTGCGTCATTTCGGTTTCTCCACCCTCTTGCATTCTTGTGGCGTATTGCGATCCGTATGTAGCATCTATGATGTCATCGAAATAATCCTGATCACCTTCAAGCTCGCCAGCCTCATATGCATCAACTATCTTCTGTGCCTCACGTCTCCTCCTGCTTATTCCCTTTTTGGGAGCGCGACCCTCAAGAACTCTTTGTGCCCTTCTGACCTCTGCCGGAACTGAACGAGCCATCCCCGTACCACCAGCTTTACCGATGCCACCTATGCCTTGCATTAAAGCGGGATCGATTTGTGGTGTGGTGCCCGGAGCCGGAGTTCCTGGTGTTGGCACACCTGTCTGATCTGATGTCACGAAAGGACTTCTGAAGTAACTAATCTCAGGATCAAAGCCCGGCCTATAATTCATGGGCAACTCGCTTGGAGTCTTTACTGGGCCGCGCAGACTAGCTTGTCTTGCAACAATCTGTACTGGTTGTAGAGCACGATTAACATCGATGTCTCTTATGTCGCCACCATATCTCATCTGCATAGGCTCTCTGCCCATCATCTGCAACTCGTTGTATCGGCGCTGGAAGTCAGAAGGGTCAACGGATGTGATGCCACCTTGTGCCGCATACTGTGCGCCGTAGTTCAAACCATAGTCAGATGCTACCTGTCCCGTTGCAGTGGTTAGTATATCTCTTGACCGTCTTAGATCTTCTTCTCTATCAGCGGCTCTTCTGCCGAACATACGATCACGCTCGTCTTGAGCAGCCATCGCCGCCCGTTGTCCCTCGCCTATGGCGATAGGTGCTGCAACTCCTGGAGACAATAAATTCTTGCCTGCCTCCATGGCGAACTTTCCAGGTTGATCTAAAAATGCTTGACCCAGACCTCTTTCAGCAGCAGCCCTTGCTGTTTGCTCTTGCAGTTGGGCAGTAGCAACGTCCTTGGTAGCTTGAGAAGCAGCGTCTTGAGCCGCTTGGATAGCAGCTTCTCTAGTTCCGCCCTCGACTAAACTTTGTGCTCCAGTCTTAGCTACGTTGCCAACAGTCTCTGCCGCCAATGCTTCTGTGGCAGCGGTCTTTGCGGCTGCTTCTGTGACTGCGGGGTCTAAGGCTTGAGCCGCACTTCCCAAAGCTTTACCAATACCGAAACCTGTAAGGCCAGAGATTAATCCCTCTTTCAGGTCTCCAGTAACCGCTGCTGTAGCGAGACCAGAGCCTATGGCCCCTGCGGCTGCTGAACTAAGAGCGCCTCCTCCTAGAATGCCTGGAAGTGCTGCTCCTGTAAGAAATGTAGATCCTGCCAAACTACCTAAAAGTGGAGCTAGAAAGGGCAAGAATGCTTCAGGCTGTCCCGTCATCGGGTTGGTTGTAAGCTGCCCTGTGGGCGACAGAGAGGCGATACCAGCCACTTCTATCGGATTCATGTGTACCATCATGCTGTCGCCAAAACGGCCTTGCTGGGCCATCTGATCAGCCATGGCTTGCATGGGCGGTTGTGGCATTGGGTTTTGATACATCATTAGCTCGTCTCCACTCCGAAGAGATTGAATGAGAAGTCTCCTGAACTAGCGTACACCTTCACCACATCTGTCTGGCTTAGGCATATACCGATGACTACCGTTCTAGTGGTGGTAGCCGCTAAGTCTTCATCGTAAAAAATAAACTGCTTGTTGTCGGCAGTAGCCCCACCAACGTGGATGCTGACCCGAAAGGTGCCAGAAGAACCGCCCCTGTTAACAGCTACTAAAGAACTGACGGTTGTTTGTGTGAGATCTGGAACTGTATATAGCGTGGTCGTGGTTGTGGCGCTTGGCGCTACTTGACCTAATACCTTGATGACATCCGTCACGATGCACCCATCAACAAGAACTGAAACCGACGCATAGCAAGAGACCCTGGCTTATCGCCCTGAGTCTTGGCTAGTTCTACATCGTTTTCTATCTGATCTAACGCCTGCTCCAACGTGCGTCGAGTGATCGCTTCGTTACTAACGTCGTACTCTGGTGCAGGCACTGGCAATGGATTCTGTCGTGTTGCCATTAGCGCCTACCGTCCTGTCGCATGTCGAATCGCAAATCACCTAGTCGCCAGCCGTAACCAAGTCCAGAACTCTCAATACGCACCACTGCGTGTCGTGCTCGAGTCCTAATGTTGGACTGTGTGGTGCTCGATGTAACTGTTGCTGTGGCCTGTGTTGTCGGCGTCTCTAGCGGGAAGTTGCTGCCTTTGATCGTAAAGTCCACAGACGCATCCGAGGTCAACCCGCTAAACTTGAAGTCAGGAACAATGCGGCTTATCATCATAAACCTATCGCCCTCCCCGATCTCCAGATCTCCTGATTCTACAAACGCAGTCATCGCTGACCCATCGTCATCGAAGCCTGTTTCGTGGTTGTACAAGAAGTTTGCGTCCGTCACACCCGTGTTCACAGATGACGCTATCGGATTGGAGTTTTGTGAGTATCCGATCCAAGCACCTCGATCTAGTGTGCCGACAGCCCAAAGATTCTCTGCGTAGTTGTAAGACACATAGTTCGTAATCTCTGTGTTGTCGGTGCCTACAGGGTAAAACCAGATCACCTCTGAAAAGTCATTGTTCTCAGCAGCAAACACCTTGAACGCTTGGCCCTTGTTCAGGTTAGAGAACACATGCTCCTTCACACTGCATGGCAGTGGCTGCACCGAACCGTTGTAGACATAGAACCCACCAGAGTCCATGAAGTACACCGCACCTCTGGCGTTGACCGCTGCGTTAGGCGAGATCATAGATATATCGGTGCTAAGCGTTGCAAACTGAAATGTAAAAGGCGCACCCGTGAAGCGCATAGAATGCAGGCTCACGTCGGTAAAGATCAGTATCTCTTGTCGTGTTTGCACCGCACCAACTATCTGGGAGCCTGAGTTGATCCGTACACCACCGGCTGTATTAGTGGCTGTAGGTGTCCAGTCAGCCGCATTCTCTTGATCAGAGAATCTTACAAGCAGCGGGTCTATGTTTGATGAGCCTATCGGATTCACACCAAACGCAATGACGTGCTGATCGATATCAGATACTAGAACCTGCAATGCCACAGTCGGTACATTAGAAGCACCCGCCAGTGCGGTGGCGTTGATGGCTCTCGCACCTGTGCCAGATGATTCATCCCAGTAGTAGATGCCGCCACCACGGACATTGAAGATTAGATCCTCGCCAAAGTTATCTTGACTGAATAGTCTTAGCTGACCGGCAGCAGCAATACTGCTGGAACTACCCCAAGTGCCAGAACCCCATGTGCCTGCTCCCCAACCTGTGCCCTGAACGAATGTATTGAGACCTGTGTTGATCTGATAGGTTGCAACCGTCGAACTACCACCATTACCTGTGTCACTTGAGTTAGCCGTGACAGCAGCACCGCTTGTGTCCTTGGCCTCAATGGTGAATGTGTTTGTCGTGGGCACAGACGCGATCTGATATTCCTGATTAAGAACAGTCGCGGTGATGTTGCCTCCGAGTGTTGCCGCATCACTGAACGTCACAAAATCGTTGACCACTGCGCCGTGTGCATTCTCAGTCACAGTGATAGTGGATGACCCATCGGTTGCGGCAAACGTGGCATCGCCAGCACCTGATGTCAGCCTGATCGGTGTGACATCGTTATACCCAGAACCCTCTGCCACATAGAACTTTAGGTTGGTGCCAATCCCAATGTAGTTGATAGATTCTAGTGATGACCAGTTATGCAGTGATCGGCATACGCCCAGAAAACTAGCGTCACTGTACTTTGTCCAGCCACCGATCTTTTCCACTCGGCCTTTGCGGAATCGAATCTTGTCAGAGTCGAACCAGCCAGCGTCTGCTGTATACTCAGTTCCCTCTTTGTTAACGCCTGGGGCGAACTGTACCTTCGCCAGCGTCATCTAACGTCTACCCACCAGTGATGCGATACCTGAATGTATACCTACAGGGCCGCCCGTCGCCTTCCCGACGTTCATTGTTGGCCTTATGTTTGGCGTCACGCCTAATCCCGTACCCGTCCTGTTTCCTGCGAGTGCTCTCTGTCTGATTGCTTCTTCAGGTGTTTGTGACACAGGACGCGCTGGCCTAGCAGGGATTAAATCCGGCCTTGGCATTATGGGTTGAGAAACTC